TCTTTCAGAGCTTGAGAGATAGCGCGGCCACGTACAAAGCCCTCGCCGTGCCCGTGCTTATAACCTATCGAGTAACCAATTACCATAAACATAAAGCCCATACCGCAGGCTGCCAAACCGATCAATATATCTAAACTATTCATTACTTAGCCCTTTGTTAAGGCCGATTAAGCTACTAACCGAGTAGCCCTCTCAGCGTTTGTAGTATCAGTATGAGGGCTTTTTGTCAGATATCAAAGCGTATTCGTGTTTGGCGTGTCGGTCTTAGGGTGCTCTTTAGGTTTAGACTTTAGGCCATTACCAGCTAATACGCCGCCAAGGGCTCCGGTTAAAAATATGGCCAAGGTTTGTAAGAGTTGTATAAAGTCTCGATCGTTTGGCGCTTGAGCTCCTACGGGCTGCGTAACAAAGACAAGCGCGTATACGGCACCGCCTGTAATTACAAAAAAGGTAAGAGCCAATACCGCACCGATTAAAAAAATCAAACGCGCGTGTATGTCCTCGGGCGTAAGCCGCCTATTATGGTTATTCATCGATAGTAATAAGGTCCTTAGAGCAGACTCCCGTAGCTTCGCATTGAGGCGGAGTGCACTCAGGTTTTGACCAGTTTTCGTATTCTTGGCACTCATATCTTACCCAACCATCGTAACCGCACCCCGATAGGAGGATAGTCCCCACTATCGCCCCTATCAGGGCCCGGATCATTTAGAGCCTATGCCGTATTGCTTCTCGCTTGGTTGTACCGCTTTAAGTAGCGGACCTACGAGGCCGGCGATAAAGGCATTAGCTAATACTTTTGGATCAGTAATACCGGACATATACAAAGCTGCTACAGATGCGAGCGCTGCTCGTGCATATGATTTAGCCGCTGCCTCTAATTGCTTTTTATTCATTGTGCTCTCCTGTAATGCCCTTTAATTGACTTGGTATAACACCGATACCGTTGTAGTACCGCTTGCTACGACTCCATATAACGCTTGATGATCTCCGACGGGTACCGTCAGTTTATCTTTATGATCTACGAGATAACCGTTAGCGATAGTTAAATCTGCTCCACCTATGTATAAATCGTCATTAGATGCGTGTATTAAAGCCGTTTGGTCTGCGATCCTTGCAGGGACTAACACCGTACGGGTTGTTGTTACCGTTACTTGTCGGCTAGTTGGCATCTGATAATCCTAACTTTTTAATGAGCTCTTTCGCCTTGGTAGCACTTACCTCAACCTCAAAGTGCATATCATCCGGACGGCTCTTAAAGTCTCCGCCCCACTTGAGTCCGTATTTTTTAGCGAGCGCTCTAATCATTGGTATTTTCTCAGCCGGAAAAGTGTCGTACTTGCCTAAAGGGTGTTTAGTAGCGTTGAGATCGATAGCGGTACCGGATGAGTGGCACGATAATTTTGTAGGGTTGCCGCGCACCATGCGGTAGGCGTACGCCCAATCGTCAAACGTGCCCTCATCGATCGGCTCGATTAACTCGTGAAATTCAGCCGCGAAGGCTGCGAGTAGTGGCCCCACACTCTCAGCACATCGCAGCTTACGATCCGTACCCTTTACGGGGTAGGACTTTATTTTAATCTCGGCCGGATCTTTAGAGGCCGGGTAGCCGTTATAGCTTGTCTCCATTATGAAAGTAAGAGGCGCGCCTCATCCTCAGTAATGCCGAGTTTGGCTAAAAGTGCTGCCTTTTCTCTTGCGTTATCCTCTTGTAATTTTTTGTAGGCAAGGGCCTCAGCATTGTCTAGATCTAATTGAGTTACCTCTGCCTGAGTCATTTCGCGCTCTGTTTCCTCGCCTGTTTCAGTATTTATAATTTTAATTGTTGTCATTAGTTAACTCCGTAAAGGTAAGCGGTGCCAGTTGAGAAAGTACCTGCCGACATTGAAATTGTAATAGATGAAATTGTAGTGCCAACATTATTGTAATAAAGTTGCCCACTTGTAAGAATTCTGTTTCCTGCCGTGCTGTAACCTTTTTGGAAACTTGCAATAGAGTCACCCAAGCGAATTGAAGTAGTGTCTTTGTAATCGTAAAGATTATACAGAAAAGAAGCATCAACACTTGTGTTTTGCATGTCGTACGAACGAGTTACGTCAAAACTTGTCAAACTCTCAAAACCAGAATAACTATTAGCAATACCTACTTCTGAAGTTGCTAAAAACATGTTGTAATTAGTACCAGTATCACTATTAACGCGTAGTCTTATAGCTGAGTTGTTAGTGCTAAAAGTTGGATCTTTGATCTCAATTCTGAGATCTCTATAACTTTGGCTAATAGATGAAAATGTAATTGAGGACCCGGATAAAGCCGTTGTGCTCAACAGAGTCATTGATCCACCCGCTACGGCTGCCCATTTTAATCCGGTAGCCGTTGTTGAGTCTGCCGTAAGTACAGTGTCATTAGCGCCCACGGCTAAACGTGCGAAAGTGTCTGCACCTGTCCCGGGCACGAGATCACCTTTAGCATCGATAGCCGTAGCCATGGAGTTAGTAACGGTTACGGTACCGCTAGTACCTCCGCCGCTAATACCCACACCTGCGGTAACTCCCTCAATATCACCCGTAGCACCTGAGGCTACCCAAGCTGCACCGTCGTAATACCAGAGTGAGTTAGTGTCTTTTGTGAAAGCAAACTGTCCCTCAGCCGGAGCGCTAATAGCCGCATCTCGAGCCGTAGTAGTTGCGAATACGTTAATACCCTGCATGAGGTAGCCGTTTACGTCACCGGCGGTTAATACCTCACCTGTTGTAAAGGTCTTAAAACCTTGACCAGCTGCCATCTTTTACTCCCTAATATGCTAATACGGAGGTATCGAGCACCCCGTATAATGATGAGTTTAGTATAAAGCCGTCGATAATCGGCTCTAGTGTAGTAAATGTCGTTTTCCATGAGTTAGGCGTAACTCGATGGACTACGCCAAACACTTGTAAAGTCTGTTGGAGAGTCGAGTTACCAGGCTGATTAGTCGTAACCTCTACCGGATCAAAAAAATCTAGGCTAAGAGCTGCAAGGATGCCATCGTTATAATCGTCCATATATAAATCAAGCTCGACCGCATCGCATCGAGTTTGCGTATCCTTACGGCTTGCTTCATAAGCCCGGGCATAATCGAGGGCGGCTTGGTTTGTATCCATTACTAAATTAGTTTGGTTATACGAGTGCACAAAGTACTCATCGATAGAGTCCTGATCCTGCGCTATCTGAGCCGTACCGCCGATCTTAGTAATCGAGGCTGAGTTATAGACTTGAGTATCATCTAAACGCCATACGGCGTTAAAGTAATTGATATCGGTGCCATCGTCATTAAATTTAGTTACCGGGAAAGCCTGAGAGTCAATACAAAAGGCACGATCCTTAAGCTCTACCGATCCTCGAGCATCTATATACAAAGCTCCGTACTCGGAGATGGTTGCCGTTTGTAAGGCGTTAAGAGCGGTGCGAGGGTTGCCCGGGTCTGCCTGAAAGATAGTCGTACCGTATTGGATCTCGCGCTGCGATGGAGGCCAAGCGATCTCGTCGAGGATAGCGTTTACGCGCTCGCCCGGTAAGTCACCGGCCTCAGCTAAAGTAACTGTAGATATCTGACTATTTTGGAAAAGTCTAAAAGCATCTACCGCCGTGATAGTTGTATATACGACATCTGTAGCCATCTTAGGCGTAGTAGTTGTATAGCTAGTAATAAAGCCGCTAAATATTGGATACTCGACACCTTGATAAGTAGCCGTAATCGCTACCTTACGCATCGGAGTAAGTAACCCGTAATAAGGGCCGGCGGCATTTTGAGGATTAAAGTCGCCATTTTGATCGACGATACGGAGAGTTAGCGTACCTGTTTGGAATACGTCCGCCTGAGCGTTACGGCCTCGCATAGTCGTAATACCGTCTACTTGATCCGATACGTCTACGATCAAAGCCTCAGAGTCGGCTAATACGTTTGTCCCTAAAATACCGCTATTAAGGATCATAGCTTGAGCAAAAGCCGGACCCGTAGAAAAGTTAATAATAGCGTTTACTGTAGGGACGGTCATAGGGCACCGGCGACCGTAAGCGGATCTCCGCCGCGATTAAGTTTTTGGATCGTATCTTGTAGCAAGGTAGCAAACTCGTCAGGCTGAGATATAACACCGGTAGTAAAATTAAGGTTATAAACATTGTTGCGAGAGCTGCCGCCACCGCCGACAGAGTTAAGCATTACGGCACTATCTAGCTCGGCTTGCTTGTAACTTAATAACGTACCGCGAGGCGTAATTGATGCCGCTAGAGCTAATACGGCATCGGCGGCCTTTAGTGCATCGCTTGTAGCCGGATCTATTAACTCAGGGGTAAGAGCGTCGATAGCCGCTTTAGTTGCATCGATTACCTCCTTTTGCGCCTCAGGGCTTGCCTTAGCGAAATTGGGATCAGCGGCTAAATCTCCGCCGGTAAGTAAGGCGAGATAAGTTTTTAGAGCTGCAAGGCGCGCATCGTCGGCTTTCTTTTGAGCGGCGGCTACTCGATCGATCATCGATAACTCGGCCTGCTCACGTAGTAATACCTGAGTTTTTAGCGCGTTTGTTGTATTGCTTTGAGATGCAAGGCGAGCGATCTCGGTTAGTTGTATTTGAGTGCGCTCCGAGTATTGCTCTTTAGCGGCTAACTGACCAGCTGCGATAATAGCGGCGTTGTACTTCTTAAACGCCTCCTCACGTGCTAACTCTTTATCACCCTCGGCCATCTTGCTATCGTTAATAGCTTTAAGCTCTGTAAGTAGCTGAGTATTGATAGCGTTGAGAGTTGCATCGCTGATCTCTTTTATGCCCGCTAGTTTGGCTAAATCTGCGTTTTTTTGGAAAGCCGCTAGCTCGCCGATTTTCTTAAGTGCGAGCTCGCCGTTGTCCTCCTCGATAGCTTGTAAAGCCTCGAGGCGTAGGATCGTGTCCTTATCGTAAGTAGCGCGTAGAGCTGCCGCGATAGAGATACGGTTAGTATCAAACACGGCCGCAGCCTTTGATAACGAAAGTTTATTTTTCTCTGCTAAAGCGCTTTTCTTTTGTAGGGCTAATAACTCTTTTTGGCGTTTAGCTGCCGCCGCCTCTGCCGCGGCTCTAGCCTTAGCGGCTTTAACCGCTGAGTCGGTCGAGCCCGAAATAGTCATAGGGGTCGTAAAAGGCTTAGGCATAAGTGCATCGGCTTTCCCTATGTCACTTAAAAACTTAAACCATGAAATATTATAAACATACTCCCAATCTTTACCATCAAAGCCGGGGATAGTTTTTAATTTTGCAGCTAAGACACCGATACCGCGAATAACATCGGCCGTATTTTTGGCCGCCGTTTCCATATTTTTTGCTAAGTTTTCTACCGACTCATCATCGCCTAATTTAGAGATAGCATCGACTAAACCTTTACCGATAATTTCTTGAGCGTTATCGGCTGCCTCTTTGAGTACGCGCATCTTTCCGGCGTAAGTCTCAAGCTCTGCCGCGCCTGCGCCGGCAAAAGTACTAGTCAGTAACTTAACCGCATCGTTAAATTCTAAAGTCTTTAATTCGCTTTGACTAAGGCCTAGATTATATTTTCTAAGGCCTTTAGTATTGCCCACGTATAGCGCTGCAAGATCCTGATTTACCGTTAGTAAATCTTGGCCCGATCCGGCCGCAACATCTAGAGATAGGTTTAGTAGATCCTGAGCTTTAGTAGTAGATCCGGTTACGGTTACTAACTTTTGGAAAGCCTCACGCAATACCTCGCCCTCGTAACCAAATTTGGCGGATAAATCGCCTAAGTTTTTCTCGATCATGTCAGTATCAAAAGCTAGGCCTAGATTTTTTAGTACTACCTCGAGGCGCTTGGCTGACTTTTCATTTTCTGCAAAAGCCTTAACGGCATTTTTACCGTAGGAAAGCATGGCCGCAGCGCCGAAAGTAAGGCCGAGAGTTTTAGCTAGGTTTTTTACGCCTTTCTCAAAGCCGCCTATCTGCTTTTGACCTTTACCTAAAGCTTTACCGTCCCACGTAGATACGGCACTTACGACAAGGCTAGGTAAGTTTCTCATTATGCTGCCTTAGCGTAACGGCCTTGATTAAAGGCGGCGATAGTATTTTCTATAGCTTTAATTACTGAGGCCTGTACCTTGCCTTGATCCTCGGCCCACGCTCTAAAGATCATGCGGCCACGCATCTCTCGACTATCACCGTAGAGAGGCCCCATACGGCTAACAAAATTAGCACCTGCGCCGGGGTTATTAGATTTACTCTTAGGGGATCCGCCCGGGTTAGTACGTCCTGCCGTCTCATAGATAGCACCCGAGGCAGATTTATTAGCGATGTAATACATAGCTCTAAAGCCGTTTTTATTACGCTCACTCGGAGCGGCTGAGTAATAAATACCTTTACGAGCTGCCTCGGCATCATAAAAGGGAAAACGGCGTAGCTTTCCCTCACTATTAAAAGTACGAAATGCAGAATTACGAGCCGTAATCTTTCTACCGGAGGTACCCTCGTCCCAGTTATAAAGCCCACCCGGCGCGGCCGTCGGTGCGTAGCCTCGAGCCTTATCGCGTATCGGGATCATGATACCCTTGATCTCTTTATTCATCTCTTTAAGTAGCTCGGGATCTACTTTACGGATAGCGCGCAGAGTCTCTTTAACGCCGTCTAGTTTTACTGACATTTTTAGACTCCTCCGCTTGCTCGTTTAATACTTTTACTAACATCTTAAACATCTCGGCATCTAAGTCGAGTATCGCTTGAGGCGCGACCCCTAACCGTATCGATAGTTGCGCTACCAAATAGGTTAGAGTGCCGCGCCCTAGCTTAAAGGCTCGTCGTCTAGTACCTCGACCTTTTTTAGAGTATCTAAAAACTCGGCTCCAAACATTGGTACGGTTTCGCCGGATGTACGTAAGCACTCCCACGCTAACCAATATACGTCGCTCTGTTTCTCGTCATCTCTAAAGGCTTTGTGAAAACCTTTTTTTGCGTATAACTCAAAGGCGTACTCAATACGCGGCGAGATTTGATGCTCGCTTACCTCGCCGGTAGCCCTTGTTATTTTGAGTCGTGCCATTTGTTAGCCCCTTTTCTTTAGTATCAGCTAGTAGTAATTACGATTGGTGAGTTACACGTAAACGTGATGCTCTGAGTACCGATATCTCCGACCGCCCCGTTAATATCTGTAGTGTTATTTACTAGGATGGTAGTCGCGTACTGAGGGTTAGTAGCTGAGGTAACCGCGCTAGTTTGCTTTAGCGTGATTGGTACCGTTGTGCCCCAAGCTGCCTGCAAGGTAGCGTTTACGTTAGCCGCTGCGGTATCGCTCAAAAAGTCTAAAGAGATCGTGCTTGTCTCTAGGCCTTTAGTAAATTTTCTTGAGGAGTCGCCCATAGCGGTTACCTCAAGCTCCTCGAATACGCGGTTAATTGTCGCGCTCGTTACGTGATCAGAGAGTGCAACCGAGTTAAGGGTTACGACTACTCCATTTGATAGAAATACGGCCATCGCCTATTCCTCGCTTTTCTCTGTAGTAGGTGTGTGTGTTTTTGTTTCTTTTTTTGGCGCTTCGGTAATCTGCCCTATCTTAATAAGAAAGGCGATATCTTCATCGGTTAGGCTCATGCTTAACTCCACTCGGTTAGTATTGAGATAGTAATGTCTGTCGTTAGTAGGTCGCCGCTTTGTACCGTTAAAACGCTCGGAGCACTTACCGCGCCGATATTCATAACGATTGGCGATGCAGCTAACTTTTGGAATACGGCGCAAACCATCGACTCGATGCCTTGTAGGTTGCCTTGATTGTCGTACATAGGCACATTACAAATAATACGAAAAGATGCCATCGGCGAGATATTGGCGTAGTCGTTATTAGTCGGTGTTATGTATGGATCTGCCGGCGACACGATTACGCTATTAGCCGTGATAGTTGCAGGCGGATACGCGTAGGTATTCCATACGTTAGCGTTAGCAAGGGCCGCAGCTAGTGAGGCTCTTAAAGTAGTAATAGGTGCCGGCATTATCCGACCATCGCATTAGGGCTCATATATCCGGCGATAAGGCCGCGGATCTTGCCGATCATCGAGTTGCCCATACGGTAAGGGCTAGGGCTAAAGCCGTCGATCGATACGCCGCCGGTTTGGCTGACCTGCCGCGCTTGCCAAATATCTACGGCCAAAATCATCGAGGCCTCTCGGATAGCCGGAGTAGTCGCGTAGGTGTTTGTCTTGAGATCTGCTCCTACGGCTGATCCATACGGCAACACTCTAAAGAAATTTACATTACTTGCGGTCTTGGCATATTGGATAAAGCTATAACCATTAGGCCAATTAAACGCGTAATTATTAAATGCTATCGATGGTAATTGAGTAGTCGTACCGGCCGTCCACGGGATAGTGCCCGTAATTGTGTAGGTGCCGTTAAAGGTTGCGCCGCATCCGCTTACGGTCACGCTTTGCCCGGTGCTAAATATTGCCGGGTTAGCAACCATTAAAGTAACGATATTGGTTTGTAAACTAGCTCCTACGATCGGCGCTGAGTCAAACCATAAAAATTGGTTAATGAGATCCTGCGCGGTTTGGCAGACTTCCTCAACCGTATTAGATGAGTATAAATTTTCGATACCGAGATTAGCGCGTAACTCGGCCTCGGTTACGTATGTAGCCGGCATCTTTTACTCCTCACTTAAAAAGGGCCGGTAGGGCTCAAAGGGCTAAGAGCCCTACCGACTATTAGTTTTTTTGCTTAGTTAAGATTAAACTTAACGATACCCTTAGGCATTTTCGCAATAGTGGCCATGTAACCGTAAATGGCTACCTGTACCTGTAGGTTTGATACTACGTTTACTGACATATACGCCGTAGGTGATTGGTAAACCGTAAATGCTTCCGGTGCCAAAATAACCGCAGAGTCATCGATAGTAGTAGTAGCGGTAAAGTTTTTATCTACATAAAGATCTAGCCCGAGTACGTTGCCTCGAATTGATCCCGGTTGCACTAAGCCGCCTGCGTTCATTGGCTGAGATGCTGAGTAGATTGGTCGCCCGGTAGTATCTGTAGCGCCCATTAGTAGCTGCCATTGTGATCCATTGGCGATGTAGTTATTAGCAAAATAACCTGTAGCCTCGTAAACCTTACGAGCTGAGTCTGAGGCAAACTCGATGATACCTGCTGAGTCTGCATCGCATCCTGAGCTATATTGACCAGCTGCGATAAGTGCGTTTAGTACTGTCGTATCGAGAGTCTTTAGATACGCGTTTTGTAGCTGATTTGTTAGCTCTGCATAGAAATTAGGATCTGAGCGCTCTAGCAATTCTACGGAAATCGTATTCATGCCTGCGTACTTAGATACGGTACCTGTTAGGTATGCCGTTTCCATCCCAGTATTTTGTACCGCTCCGGCTTCTGCCTCAACGGTTACGACAGGTGCTACGCCTGTACCGCCACCGGCTGAGGTAACGAGTGAAGGCACGTTAATCGTCATACCGTTAGTAGGCAAAACTCCACGTGAGCAAGCATCGATAGCAGGTGTACCAAAACGAGTGTTAGTAGGAAATTCTGCTAAGTACTGAGTAGGTGAAAATGCAGGGTTTGTAGCAAAGCTATCATCGGCTGCGGTTACGTAAAGCTTTGAGTCGTCATTACCTAGAGCTGCCTTAATCTTGTGCTCTGTATAAGCGCCCATCGATGTAATAGGTGTACGTACTCGCTGAGAGTCTAGTACTGAGGGACGGATGATCTTTCGAGCGGCTTCGACTTTTTCAGCCTCTGCCGGTGCATCTACCGGAGTCTCCTCCGGTGTATTTTCAGGGGCTGTAGTCACAGCTTCCTCGCTTTCGGTTTCTGTTTCGACCTCTACGATTGTCGTAGAGATAGTTGTAGTTTTTTCTTTTGTACTTGTAGCTGCCTCAAGCGCTGCTCGAGCGGCTGCAATATCAGTTACGGAGGCGCTAGAAAAGGCCGCACTCTCGACGAGGCTAACCTCTTTGAGGACCGCCGCCGTCACTAACAGGTAATCCCCCATAGGCTTAGAGGCCGTTACATCGACCCCTACGGATAAGCCGGATACTAGGTTTTCCTGAGCTAGTACTAGAGCATCTTGTCCTCGAGTGCTACTAGATAACTTAAAGGATCCATATACGCCCTCGGTTGAGTCGCTAAAACTAATCGCGCGACCGACAGGCTTATCGGCTTGATGTTGCATAAGTAATTTAATTTGTGAGGCTTCGGCGTAAGTGATTGAGCCGCGCTCAAACATAACCGGGCCGGCACTTGTAAAACCGATCTCGCCATACGGTGCAACGAGTCCGGAGATCATCCGGCGCTCTGTATCGGCGGCCTGTATTTGTTGGCTAAACGTTAGTAGCACTTGTATCTCCTAGCGGTGTTAGTTGCTCCATAGATCGAGCTTCGTTTACGTCGATTAGATTTAGATTTAACATTTTCTCGATGATATCCAAACGATCCTTAGCATCTACACGTAGGAAAGTATCATCGACGGCAAAACGTACCTGATTAGCTGAGTTAGTTATGTCGTTCATTGATAGACGATCCTCAATAGCCGAAATGTAAGGCTGCAAAGAATAAGCTACAAACTCTTTACGACCGTCTAAAATATTTTGGTATGTCATTGAGTTATTCATGTCCGCGCTAATTAGGTAACTTGGTACGTTCATCGCGCGGCTAATCTCGGTAGCTAAGTATTGCGAAAATTCCGCGTACGCCATGTCCTTAGGTGAGAAAGATGTAGGCACATACTCGAGAGTGCTCGTTAAATATGCGGTGCTGCGATTTTGCCGAGCACTCTTAAACGCTGCTAGTAAACCTTGTATCTGAGACTCCGGTAAATCAGCACCGTTATTTTTTAGGATACCTGTAGGCATCGGTGTAGCTGCACTTACCGCCGCTGCTCTTTGTACATCGTAAGCAGCTTTAATAGTCGTACTTGCACTCTGCAATACACCAGGTAGCAAAGATTGGAAAGTTACAAGCGATCCAATACCGCCCATAGGTACCTTATTACCATCGACGAAATAATCTTGGATCTCTGTACCGTATTGATTAGTCGTATATGTAACGCGGTTATTAGCGACCCACTCAAACCCGGATGGTCGTCCATCATCGGCGTACAAAGATGTAACACGCCAATACGCAACCGAGTAAAATATTAAACTATCTACGGTTGCAGCGATTGTAAGGCTTCGAGGTTGGCGAATATCCGGCTGCTCTAACCAAACCGGAGAGCCTAACTTTTCGCCTGTAGATTTTTTGTATAGAGATAAATCAATAGATGCAATAACGCCGGCAATTAAATTACGGCAACGTGCAACGCTTGATACTTGTAACGCAAAGTTACGATCGATACCTACGCCGTTATATCCAAAATTACCAGTATTAAATGATCCATAACCGTACGTAGTATCCATTACGGCAGGTGCGTACTGAGCCTCTACCTGAGGTTTATCAGAGCTCTTAAGCCCTAGAGTTTGGAGTAATCCCATAGGAGGGATTTTCTCAAAATGTCAAGGATAAAATCAGGTA